ACCCAAGGTTTCGGTACGCCGCCATTCCCGCCCATATGAACGATAGCCCCATACTTCGCCGTGTAGCCCAGGTAGAGCGTTCCGCCCCCGTCCCAGCCGTTTATGACCAGCACTATGGGGCCCATGGCGTCGGCATTGACGACAGCACCGGGGTTATCCCGAATGAGTTGCGGCATTGTCGCGGTCGAGGCCACGAAGGACGCCCGAAGAAAGCCGGTGCGCTGATATCCGGAGGGCGAGAGCGGAGCCTGATAGACCAACCGGTCGAGTTCGGCGTCGATCTCCTTGGCGAGACGTTGCGCGCTGTTCTTGAGCACCGCATCGATGGCCTCGGGCACTTTCTCTGCCCAAGCTCCGATGGTCGCTGCGAAGTTACCCACCAGTGCGCTCCCGATACCGGCGAAGCGCCTGCGAAGTGAAGTCGATCGAAACATCGGCGGCGGGGCATTTGCAGCCCACGAGATGCCGCGCTGGCAGGCTCGGATCATGCGGCCCGCTACATTGCGTTCCGTCCGGAAGCACAAACGGCCGATCGAAAGGAACCGTCACACCCACCATGGCGAGATGGTCTTGGCGCTTCTCTCGAGAGATCGATCGGCCCCAGGTTTTGGTGATGTCGCCGGCTTCGAGCTTTCCGGCATCGATCTGCTGCTGAAAGGCGTCGGTCTTTGCCTTGGCTAGGGCGATGTTGGTTTCGGTCGCTGCCAGAGCTTTGGCACGCTCCAATAGCGCTCTGTTCGAGTATGCCTTGACGATCCGGTCAACGGCGTCAGCCGGGACGCTGCCGCCTTCGGCAAGGGCGCGCTTTACGTGCCCATCAAACTGCTTGTTGCCCCACTTGTACGCGAGATAGGCCCTCATGACTTCTGGGTCACCAGAGCGAAGGCCGAGATAGAGGCGGTTCAGCCGCTCGACCACGGAAGGCGTGTTACCCAAAACGCCGCCCTCTCTCAGGCGCGTTCTCGTGTTCACTTGGCCAACCAGCCTCCGGGCTGTCTGATGCGGGTTCTGGCCTCGTGCAAGGCCGTCCGCGAGCGTCTGGCGGGTTGTGTCCAGAAACTCACCGACAAGCCCATCCACAAGGCCCGCCGCATGCTGGCGCAGATTGTTCTCGCCGGGCGTGTTTCGCACTCCCCAGCCGAAAGATACCTTGTTGCCCGATGGATTGCGCAGCGCAGGCATGGAGCCAACCACGGCTTGGCCGCCTTGGTTGTAAGCCTGGACAATCGCGCTCTCGAACCGTGCGAACCTGTCAGCGTCAATATCGAGCAGCCGCATTGCCGCTTCGAGATTGCCGCGCTCCAGTTCTGCGACCAAATCCTTCAGCACGACGGCCGAGGTGATGGATCTGATGGCGTCCAACCATTCGCGGGCAAGAGTGGCTTCCCACTCGATTGCGAGGTTGGCCAGAACTTCGCGGCTGGAAAGGCGCTTGAGCATCTATGCCTTGCTCCAGAGCTTCCATGCGGAGGTAACGCCCGCGCCGGGTATGGGCGTGATATTGTCGATTGCTCGATCTGCCCCGTCGATCACGATCAGATCGCCGTTCATGGGCTCAAATGCTTGCTCAACGGGAGGGACGGCCACGCCATCCACCATCGTCAGCGTTGCCATGGTCCCGGCCACGATGTGGTCGCCGGTCTCGATGATCAGGATGCCGCCCTCATAACGCTGATGCAGGCGGCGAACAGCGGCCCGGATGGTCCAGACCTTCTCGTGTTCGTGCCTTCCGCCCCATTGGTTGTTCGGGTCGATAAGGCCGCCAAGCTCTATGCGCTTGATTTGGACCGTGCCCTGACCAAAACCGCCCTGCGTATCTGGCAAGAGCAGTTCATTGGCCATGTCGGCCATCTCGTCATAAACGCCCACCAGCCCCTCCGTATATGGAATAAACCAGCCCGAAAGGACCAGCCCATGCACAACTTCCGCATCATCGAGATTACCGGCGACGAGGTTCGCGTCTCGTATGACAAGCAAACCGGCGTGAACCCGGTATCAAACATCAACCTAAACAATCGGGATGAGACAATTGAGCGGTGCACTCAGGCGATCAGCGCGCAAATGCCTCTGTCCTCTGAGCTGATAAGACGGGCGCTTGAGGCTCACCTACCTGAGACTGAATAGGCGGCAGCATCACACCACCAGGATCGCCGGGCCGCCGAATGCTGCGCAAAGCAGTGGCGCGACCATGCCGTCGATTTCCGTGTCGATAACAGCCCCTGCCCCACCAGCCTCAACGGCGCCGCCGTCGTGGAACTCGCGCTCGATCACGTCAACCTTCTGCCGCTTGATCCGCTGGTTTGGATTGACCGCGAGCGAAAGTGAGCCGTGCGAGGAGGCTTCTAGCCAAGCCTCACGATTTGAGGCGCGGCATCCATACAGCCGGAATAGAGTCGTCAGCGATTGTGCTGCCGTTGATGCTGTGGCCGGTACGCGGCCATGCCAATTCTTGCGCAATACCCCATGTCGGCGCCGAGCAAGTCAAGCAAGGGCCATAGACAGCATCAACACAGCTTGATCCACGGACACGCAGAACGACCAACGCAGTCGATCCGCTCGACAGCGCGCTACCGTTCGCGTCCAGCCACCCCTGAAAACCGGCGGCGTCGCCATAGCCAACCATTGAACCCCTACACTTTCAGGACGAAACAACACCATTGAATTTCTTAAATCCACATGAGCAAATAGCGGACTTGCAATGCAATGAAAGGCGCTAACCATGAATAAAACGGTCGCCGTATTAGTAGCGATATGCTCGTTAATTGCGAATTCTGCCAACGCTGTGGAATGCAGCATGAGGCCACGTTGGGAACACCAGGCAACACGGACACCAATCTACTATCAGGGGCAGGAGTTGGAGCCCTCCGTATTCTACGTGGCCAAGGCAGCGGTAAACACCGATGGATCTCCCAAATCCTATCACCCCATGGATCCCCGGGGGAAGTCGATGGCGCTCAACAACATCGTAAATGCGTCAAGAACGCCCTACAACAGAACGACTGGGAAGTACCTCGCATGCGGCGTAAATGAGTGCTTTTCGAAATGGATCGCCGCCTTTGAAGCCGCTCGTGATGCACAATACAAACCCACGGCCCCTTGGATTTATCGAACCGGATCTATGATTCCATGGGCAGACAACAAAGCGCTTGGCTATGCTCAGCCCTGCCTGCAAACCGGCAATTACGAGGGATATTTTGTAACGCAGACCGCCTACAGTTGGTATCGAGGGGCCGCTTGCGATCAGGCACGATACATTGACGGGCTGGTATATAACGGTAACGTACTGCCACTTGAGACGGCCTGGGGCCCCCCAAAGCTGGCCACCGACGGGTTCGACCTTGTTGTGATGGTTCCTCCAAACGGCGAGCCGGTGTTTGGCTTCAACTACGATCGCGGTCCCGCGAGCAAAATCGGCGAAATCTCGGTGGCAGCGGCGGCGGAGCTTGTTGGAAACCCCAACAGGTCGTTCACGACCTACGACGAGGTCAAAACTCTCGCGCTGCCTGAGATTAGCTATCTCATTTTCCCCTTGGTCGACATGAAGCGGCGTCTCGGTCCGAACTTCACGCAGCAGCAGGTAAATGCCGAAGGGCAGACGGTGTTTGCTCAGTGGGGCGGATTGGAACGCCTTCGCGCATGCCTTGATCAGGAGAGAAAGGCGGCAATGGCCAGGTAGTAGTAGACGGGCGCTCGGGTGTTCGAACGCCCGAGCGGCCCGACTTTCCGGCAACCAGCTACTTGGGGGCCTTTATCGTTACCGTCACGCCATCGCGGGCGAAGGCATTGATCTGGGCCTCGGTCATCTCGGCAGCATTGAGAGCATCGTATTCTTTGCCAGCTGCCACAATGTGGTGGCCGCCATAGACCTTGAACGCCTTGTCTAGCGGCGGCGTGTTCTTCACGTGACACCGGGCCATGACTAGTACCTCAGGGCACAGACGGAGCCGCCACCTCGGGCCTTGACCAAAATGCAACGTAAAGTGTCTTCGACGGCTGCGAACTGCGGCCGCATATCAGCAAGGCTAAAGCTCACGCCATCATTCGGACCGAAGCGTTCGCGCTCCATCACGTCCATCTTCTCCCGCTTCATGACATTGCCGGGGGTGAATGATGGAGAGGTCGCGCCCGGTGTCACCAGCTCAACCAGAGCAAGGGCGTAGGCGGCGTTTTCGACTTCGACGGGCACAATATCGGCAGGGATGGTTTCGCCGGTGCATAGGTCCTCAGCGCTTGTCCTTGGCCACTCGCGTTCCTGAGCCCTGCCCCCGGCTTTCGTACCGGGAAAATTGGCACCGTGAATGCCATCCAGGGAGCGAGAGGCGCGGATCAGCGCATTGGTGCGATCGCCTTCGTTGGCGGCGCCCCACTTCGCCCCGTTCGCCAACGTGGCGATATAGACGTCAGCAGCGGCCAATGTGCCGTAGTGCTCAGGCATGATCAGGCCTTGCTAGCCCGGTCATCGACCGCGGCCTGGATAATGGACTTCGCGCGCTGGGCCGGCGTTTCACCGTTCAGTTCGGTGATGGGCTCGCCCGAGAGTTCGCCGGCCAGCTTGACCAGCTCATCATCGGTCATTGCCTCCCATGCTTCGGGGATCGGCACCGGAGCGCCGTCAGGCGTAACCATTGCGGCTTCTGCCTCTGCCTCAGTGGCAAACGGCCCCTTGAGGTTCACCTTGCCCTGCTTGACGTAGAACTTGCCGCCGGGCCCTTTCCCGACTTTGAGGCCATCTGCGTCTAGGGGTGTAGCCGCAGCAGGCACAATCCCCTCGCCTTTCAAGGCCCAACCGAGGCCCTTCCAGTCTTCAACCCATTCTGGACGGACAAGCGCGACCTCACTTTCGCCGCGGATCATTTCAACAATATCGGACATTGCGGGTTCCTTTCACTGAGCTTTGTGAGAGGGGCAGTCACCCGCCCCTCCTGCAAAGGTCAGCCGAGAAGCAGACCGATGTGTTCCGGCTTGATGGCGCGCGTGCCCCAGGCAAGACGGACGTGGTAGACGGTCTGCAAGAACTGGCGGTACACGGCGACCTCGAAAGCGAGGCCGGTGCGTTCATCAACGATCGTGATGGCATCGTCTGCCGAGTCACCGCCCTTCGGCAGCGCGGGAGCGCGAGTGGCCAGGACAACGGCGGAGCGAGCAAATGCGACGTTACCGGCGTAGCTGCCGCCAACTGTGATGGCATTGTTGTCGGCGATCGATGTCAACAGACCCGGCTTATTCAACGCCAGGCTGGCATCGGTCAGTCCAGCAGAGACATATTTGTTGGCGGCATCAGCGGCAAAGCTCACCACGTCACCAGCCAGTACCGTTCCGGTACCCGTATCGACAGGAACTGCCACACCGCCGACCACACCGGCGCCGTCGACAAGATAGCCGGCCCCAGAGCCTTTCACATGCAACCGCACAGCATGAGAGTGGCGAATAGCCATGTTCATGACGCGATCGGTCATGCCGTTTCGCAGCATGTCCGCGGAGCCGGCTTCATTCACCTTGAAGAGGCCCGACTGCTTACCACGCATGTTGCCGATCGCTGCATGGCCCAGCACCAGCTGGATATCGTTAGTCGGTGCGCCGTTCTCTTCGAGAATACGCAACACGCCAGCGAAGTCCGAGAGATCATTGGCCGTGGCAAATGGCGTCGTGCCGGCCGTTCCGAAGGCGCGGGAAGCGCGACGGTAGGTTTCGAACCAGATGTCAGACTCGATCTCGTTC